AGAGCTAGCTTTTGTGCAAGGATGAAAGGCATGAAGAAAAAACTTACATCTGCTAAAACTGCTAATGATCCAAATTCAAGAATTAATAAAGCACTTCGTGCTTGGAATTGCTAGTTTAATTATATGTGGTATTACTATGGCTGAGATAAATGACACTAAAAGTTTTATAAAAACAATTAATGAAGTTCTTAAAGAATATCCTGAAGATTCTATAGAAAGAAAAATTAAACCAGGATTCATAGCTACGGTAGCTGCTTTAGAAACAGGTAATTTTCAATTTAAAAATGCACCAACTGCACAGAAAGGTAATAACTATTTTGGCATGAAACCCATAGGTAATCAAGATTTTGTTACTACTACAGGTGGTGTAAATATAGGTAGTTTTTCTGATGCAAAAAGCAGTATAAATGCATTTATTAATTTAATAACAACTGATGATAGATATAGTGAAGTTGTAAAAGCTGCAGAACAAGATGAGCCAATATCAAATATGTTTCAAGGTATGACATCATATGCAGAAAATCCAAATTATGTTAATCTTTTAAGTAGTGTGTATTCAGATAGAATTAAACCAGTAATGGAAACAGAAAATGCATTGATACCTAGAAGAAAACCTATTATGGATCAAATGAATAATTTACAATAAAAAAGGGGGATCTATAAAGACCCCCCCTCATCGCAGGCAACAACAAGACATTTAGAGTATTTACTCTAGATGTCTTTTTTTTTGGTCTGATTGATACAAAGATCTATCACCCCATCTTTTTGTCCAGAGATAACTATTGAATCTTGAAGTACATCTCTCAACAAAATCTATAATTCTATTATGCCAAAACATCTTTCTAAACTTTCTGTATAAGTTGTTTGATATCATCTTGTAACTTTCTACCTACAGCATTAGCATGATTGATTACAGCAGCACATAGATTACCATGATATGGATAACCTTTTAAAGCATCTCTAATTTTACCTACAGGCTTACCACCATAATCAATTACAATAGCATTATCTTTATTAAGACCTATCTTTAATTCAAATAATATACCAGTATATTTATCTAAATTATCTTTTTCCGACATCTTTCCCCCCATTTGAATTTGTAGGTGTTAGTGTCGATAATGAGTTCATTAATTTAACGACCTCGCCATATGGTCTTGTCATTAGATATCTCATTATGTCCATTAATTGTTCAGAACTTATAAAGTAAGTTCTAGGGGTAGGTTGTTGTGTTTTTTGTTTTTCTTCAGCCATTATTCCTCCTATTAAAATGGTATATCATCCTCGTTAGGATAATATTTATCTATTACTCTTAGCTTATCCATAGCACATCCTATTATAGTAAGTTGTTTATCAATCTCTTCTATAAAATGTGGGTGTTCACCTATACCTACAGCTTTATTGAGATAAACTTCTATAGTAGCTTTTGCTACGTCTACATCTGCTTCATACTTTTTTCTTAAAGCACTCATAAACATTTCTCTCATTACTCTGCCCCCCTAAATTGATAGTATTTATTTTCTACTAATTCCTCATCATCAAAGTAAGGATTAGTTTTTGCTGCGATAGATTCTCTAGCATCTCGTATAGTTTGATTTAACGTTCTACCTTGACGCAGACAACCTGCTACAAAATCTTCTACTTCTATTATTGCTTGTTTAACTTGACCCATTGTTGACCTCCTGTATTAATCTATTTAGATACCAGTGTGCTTTCTGTAGATCCTCTAAAGGTTCACCTTTAAATTTATATCTAGATACATACTTTAAGATATTACCTTTTAGATAACCATGATATTCATCTGCAGTCATGCAATCACTAATAACATCAATAGTCTCTTTCTTACCATGTAAATAATGTGCTGGTGCATTAACACTATCATATGTTACTTCATTCTCATATGACATATCATGCCCATGATCTATTGCTTTCTCATATACTCTTTTACTTTTTACCATATTCTCTCCTAATAGTTTTTATATCAATTGTTTCTATATTATAATTACCATCTTTAACTTCTCTTTTAAGTATAAGACCACTCCACCACATATGCTGTGTATCTCTAGCAAAATGTTCTGTATGATTTAGATAGCATCCTGCAGATAGACCATGTAATTTTTTACCATTTGGTAATGTAGATATAGCATAATCTAACAAATGACTATGTCCTACTGTAGCAGAAACTTTGTGTTTTGTCAAGAGAGTTCTACCTATATTTTCACCAGATATAGCACTACCCATAATACCAGATGGGAAGTGATGAGAATAATGCACACCATCAATAACTTTCATCTGTTTATACGGAACTTCTTGCCAACCATATTGTTTAAATTTAAGATCACTAATCTTAAGTGTACCATCAAGTTCTGGATTATCATCTACAAATCTATCAATCCTATCCTCATGATTACCATGTAGCATAATCTTTCTAGCTTTATGTTTACCCATACCTTTATTAAACAAAGATAATGCATGATGTGAATGCTCCATATCTTTTTGATATCTTCTACCTTCAAATGATTTCTTTGCTCTATCATAAGAGGATAAAGAATCCATACTACAAAAGTCACCCATACATATTACATGAGAAACTTTATAATCTGCTGCCACTCTACCTGCCCACAGAAATCTATCATTGCTTGCTTTAGGTGTGCAATGAGGATCACCTATAACTAAATGTGTTGCCACTAGTTTAACTCCTTATCTCGTTTCATTTTTAAGTATTCAAGAAAATCTATAACATTTGATTCATCATCAAATTCTGCTACAGAACTTATAGTCATACCCCTATCAGTTTTTTTCTTATCATCAGCAAATCCACGAAGTCCCCATAGAAACGTTGAATGGGGGTCAGATGTTGCCATTTTTATCATGCCTCTAGCTATTGTAGAACATAATTCATATTGTTCTGTGGACATCTTAGATTTACTATCCATGATTATACCACATTGAAATCCTTTTTGCCAAGGACTTACTATTACCTTGACAGAATTTATAAAACTTATTTTATCTTTTTTCATTAATACCAGTACCTATCATAATTTTCTTTATTATACTCAACAACTTTATATTCATAATTTCTTTTCATACTTTTTTTTGCAAACTCCTGTGCTTCTTTTTCTTTACTAAAAATAGTATTTGTAAACATTCTATACTCCTTATCTTTTTTATTTTTAAATATTACAAAATATAACATCATAAGAGTAGGTGAGAAGTAGACCCCTTAAACTAATCCTCACCTTGCTCTTTTCTCCCAACAAGGAAGTCTAGAATTATTTGTTTATATTTCGCCATATCTTTACTGCAGCTTGTTTTATATTACTGTCCCAATAAAAAGGGCTAGGGTCAGTATTTAATGGTGTTATCTTTATTGCATCTTCTAGACTATTATTACACATGTCTATGTAATTTTCTAATGATTTAAAATCACTAACTAGTTCCGCATATCCTTCTTTTATATCTTCTTTTGTTAGATCATACCACATTGTTTTCTTTGGTGTAGCATACAATAAAGCTATAGGTTTATCGTGTAATACAGAATACAATGCTTGTTGTCTTATATGATCTATCTTAGGTTTCGTAGGCATTCTTAAGGTAGATTTAAGATCTACAATAAGATTGTCATATTCAAAGTCTGTAAATAATCTTACAGGATATTTAAGACCATCAATAGTTTCTACTTTTTCTTTTTGATAACTAACTATATTTCTTAATTGTCTTTCATATAACTTCTCCTCAAACTTTTTGGCTATCTCAATAGCATTAGATATCTCATTATCTGCATCAAAAAATTTATTCTTCTTAAACATATGTGTTATAAGTTTCTCGAAGTGTTTATCATCTTTCTGCTGCATACCTTTTTTAATTTTATAGTAAGCACCAAACTCTGCAAGAGTCCCCCTTACCATTGCTGGACTACTAGATACTCTCAATCCTAAACCATAATGAACCAGCCATTCACTAGGGTTATGCTTAAACTTATTAATAGAACTAAAGCTATGTCTAAAATCTTTCTTTATTATATTTTTTAATTCCATAAGTATCTAGTAGTATAGTCTATC